CGCGAGCAACTTTAATGTCTTCTTGCAATTGTGTAAGTTCAGCCTTCAAGTGACGGCTAACAGCTTGACTCATTTTGTCAGCACTTTCTTTTACGAAACGTGCTTTCAATCCTTCGAGTTTAGAGCGGGCTTCACGAACGAGGCGGACTTTTGTTTCCACTACGTCACGTTTGTCTGCGGCAAACTCCTGGATCTCACGAGCCAATGCATGCACCATGAAGTTTTCTAGCTTGGCTAGACCTTCAGTGTGCATTTTACGATCTTTACGCAATTCGCCAATTTCTTCTGCAAGTTTACTAACCAAGAAGCCGTTAAACTTCGTTGCTGATTCGTTCATCTTGCGTTGGAAACGGACGCGATCTTCAGCCAATGCTTGCTTTTCAGCAGCCACGGCTTGAATCTCTGCGGCGAGACCTTCTGTTACCATTTTGTCAAGGGCTTCCACCATTACTGACTTGTCGTGCTCGTAGCGTTGTGCAAACTCTTCTCTGAGTTCTACACGAGCCTGTTCACGAGCTTCATTTAGCTTGGTTTCCCAAGCTTCATTAATCTCCATGCGAGTTTCCTCGGTGATCAGGTCACTATCTAGCAATGGTTTGATAGCATCTAACATGCCTGGTTCTCCTTATATTTTGAGATCCCGGATGAGCTTTTTAACTTCATCCTTGAGGTATCTCTGCACTTTGTTGTTATGCCCAGATTCACGAGCCACTTCAAGCAATCTATGTCCGTACTTCATGTTCATGAGTCCTTCGTAAATTGCTTTAGGATAAGCATTCGGAGCACTGGGTTGTGCAACCACATCTATAGTGACAATTTCAAAGTCACTTACATGTCCTGTTCTGTCATCAACGTTGCCGCTTCCACGGCTTGATACACCTAGTCTAACACCAGATTGTAGCAACGTCTTGATCAATTCTCCCATTGGAGTTGGCAAAATTTTAAGTTTGCCACATCCTGCGTCTCCATCCATCCACATGCCTTCAACGCTGTGGCACACACGATCCAAGTTAATCTTCAAATCATCTGGGTGATCCACTTCACCTAAAACGGAGTTACCTTCTTTAATCTGTTGATTAATAGTATTAACTGCCTTAGATATCTCGTGTAAAGGATAGACACGTTCATTTGCATTGCGCTTGTTGCCTTCAATACAAATGCCTTTAAGATAGAGATTCTTACCTCCGCTGATATCAGCTTCCTCCAACACCTGGATGTTGGCCTGATTAAAGGTAAGTTGTTCTCTTAGCGTCTTCATTGCTTAGTTACGTGGTAGTGGGCTTCTAGCATTCACACCCGCGGCCTGTGTTTTAACAGGAGCAGGAGCTGCCGACTTAAATGCCTTCTTACCTGCATCTTGTGTAGGTGTCACGCCAAGTTCTTTGACTGTGTTTTTGTAAGCACTAGAGTCATGGTGTCCACCGCCATCAGCACCTGTGTGTACTGGCTTGGCCATTGCACCACGTGCGCCTGAGTTGGCTGCTACCGTAGACTTTTTGTTTGTGTTACCTTCTTCAGAAGTAACTGGCTTTGGGGCTGCTTTTAATTCAAGAGCTTCCATCATGCCCATTTCTTCTGTGTCGTCCATTTCAAGAGCGTCGCCGCCTTCGTCTGGACCCATCATGTCGCCGTCACCGCCCATGTCGTCGTTGTCGCCCATTAGGTCTTCAAACTCGGCCATCAACTGGTCCAGTTTGTCTTCTAAATTCATGATGTCGTCTTTGGTAGCTGGCTCATCGTCACCCATGCCACCCATGTCATCGCCACCCATGCCACCCATGTCATCGTCGCCCATGTCATCGTCGCCCATGTCATCGTCGCCCATGTCATCGTCGCCCATGTCATCGTCGCCTTCAGCTTCCATGTTCATGTCAGACTCTTCTTCCATTTCCACGTCGTCGATTAGATCATTACTGGCGTCACCGCCCATGTCCATCTCGTCTAATTCTTCGTCTGCGCCTTCTTCGATTTCTTCGGCTTCTTCGGCCATGATGTCTTCGTAGATCTGGCGGCTTTTTTCCACAACAATGTCGTGGAATAGTTCGCGAGCTTTTTGCTCGTCATCATTGATCACATATTCAATCAATTGTTCAAAACGGTTCATATGAAAAACTCCTATAGGTAAAGTGTGCTGTTATTTACACACTAGATGAAATATAGGTGGTTTATGGGGGTAAAATGACCATAAATGTAAATTTTATTACAATACTATTGTAATTTTTTAATTACATCGGGGGTGCTGGTGGAGGTGCGTATTGTTGACGAACTAGTTTGAGTTTTTCTTTGTACTCATATGTTCGTACATCGTTCATTTTGCGCAGTTTGTTTAACTGACGCAGGGTTAGGCGACTCTTGCGCAGGTCGCCAATTTGCGGTTGACTGTTGTCTTGCGCTGTGTCCTGATATGCTTCAGGTTCTTTGTGCCAAAATTCTGTTAGTAACATGATATTATTTATACTGGAGGTGGTGCAGGCATTCCAGCGCCGCCCGGAGCAGGTGGTACAGCCGCCCCCATACCAGGCATGCCACCAGGGCCTGCTGGTGCCATCATTCCAATATCTTGGCCAGTCTGAATGTCAGTTTCTAGCGCACCTGGAGTGATACCCACTGAACGTAGGTCTTGTCCTGTAGCTGGCTGCATTTCAGGTGTGTCACGTTCTTCACGCCATAACTCTTCATTCTTCTTGATTTCGTCTTCAGTCAAGCCCAAGAAGCGTTCTAACATAAAACGTTTTGACATGTATGGCAGCGGTTCCATACTGGTAAATGCCTGAATACGTGTGTTGTCCAGTTCACTTTGACGATAACTTGCAAAGTTTTGAGGTGCATTAAACTTGATGGTAAACAGGCTGGAGTCTATGTTAAACCCACGCCATTTCATGAACATCTTGAATTCATCGTCTAGTTTTTGGCAGATCAACGCCTGCAAACGTTCGCAATACTGGTTGAATCTATACTCCTGAATAAGGGCTGTGCCCACTTTTCCGTCGTCAAATGTCTTGCCTGAATCGTCTGGACCTGTAGGCAAATAGCTTGATGGCACACGCAGACCACGAGCCATTTTGTTGTTGAAGTACTTCAAGTCGTCAATTTCGCCTAGGTTCTGTCCGCCTGGCAAGGTGTCCACGCTGGATCCACGACCGTCTGCTGTTTGTGGGAAAAAGTAGTCTTCGTTGATACTGAGTGGATTGTAACTGGCATCCATCATGTTTTGTCCGCCGCCGCTTACAGTGGGGATTCTACGCTGGTGCATTTCGTTCTTGATGCGTTCCACAAACTGCATGGCCAAGTGGCTGGGCATATTGCCCACGTCAATCTTGAAGATGCGTCGTTCAGGAGCACGACTCACACGATAGATAAGAATTGAGTCTTCTAGCAGTTCCTTCTGTTTGAACACTTTGTAAATGTTTTCCAAGATGCTTTTGCCAAATGGCCAAAACACATCCAAGCCTTCGTTCAAGCTCATGTGCACCACGTGCTTGGCATCCAAGCAAACTTCGTTCATGGCCTGCATGAAACGACTGTTGCCCACACCACCTCCAGTGCCGCCATTGGGCATGGTGTAGTTGGCAGAACCAGACACTGAGCCTGTCACAGGATTGGTCATGTAGTCTGTGGTAGTCTTGGCTGCCACAGTCATATTTTGAAAGTTAGGGTTGATGTCGCGAATCACATACTGCTCAGGACGTTTGCCTTCTGATTCGTTCACAATCACACGAGCCACTTTGGTCATGTCCACCCACATCATTTCAAATGTTTCTGGATCACGTACAAAGATTTGATCTCCGTATTTCACAGTATTACGGAACAGTTTGAATATACGTTGATCCAGTTTGTTCAGCTTGACCCACTGTTGCAACTGCTTGCGGATGATGTCAATCTCGTGATCGGTGGGAGTGTCTGAATATTTTACTTCAAACGGTGTGCCGTTTTGTTCGTTTAGCTGTGTGGAGAACTCAGAAATAATGTCCAAACAAGCATTGATCTCCGAGTCCATGTCCATGTTTTCGTACTGATTATAACGTTCAATACGATTGGGGTGACCCGAGTATACTTCTGGCAGGCGGCTGGCATAGTTACGATAAACCATGTCTGCAGGGTAGTTGTCTGTGCCGTTGTTCTTGCCGTACTGCGGATATCCATCAGCATAGCGGCCGGAGATGGGTCCTAATTGTCCAGTGGTATCAGCCACTTTGAAATATTTTTTCCAGCCGGGGGATTGTTTTTCTGCCATAGTAAGTTATTTACCGTGATTACATGGAAGTTTGCAGTATTCGTTCTTGTATACTGGTGCTGTCTTTTTGCGATCTAACTAGCTCTTGCATTAAACTTAACAACTCAAAATTTTGTTGTCTGCTGGCTTTGAGCTCGTCAACAATTTCTGTTGTGGACATTGATGCAGGAGATTT